CGTGGGCGCAAAACGTGCGATTTGAGGACGGCTCGGTCACTCGTGGTCCGATTTTTCGTCGGGTCGCAAACACGGCCGAGACTTCTCGGCATCTTTTGAGCTTTGACGACGCGGTCGGCTCCAATCACACCCTTTATATCGCCGCCGATGGCTCCTTGATCGAGTGGAATAGCTCGTCTGAGACCGACTTGTCGCCCGCAACGGGTTGGACGGCCGGTGAGAGCGACGCGCCGATCTCGACGACCCGCATCAACGGCGTTTCGTACATCAATCGCGCCGATCGCACGCCTTGGTATCGCGCTGAAGCAGGTGTCGGTGATTACGCGACCCTCCACAGCTACAATTCCGGCACCGGTTCAGCCCAATTTGCCCCTTCATGGCGCTTCAACTCGATGCGCTCGGTCGCCAACATCTTGATCGGCATCAACACGACGATTTCTGGCGTCAACTTCCCGACAATGATCAAATGGTCCGACTTTGCGGGCACTTACGGCTCTCCCCCGGACAATTGGGACGTTGCCGACACGACTTCATCATCTGGTGAGAACATTTTGGCCGAGATGACCGGCAATCTCGTGGACGGCTGCCGCCTCGGCAACAACATGCTGCTCTATGGGACCCGCGAAACGTGGCTGCTGGAATACGTCGCTGGCAACGACATCTTCAACGCCCGCCGCTTGTTCGACGGCGGTGTGATCAACGTGAACTGCGTGATCGAGAGCAACAACCAGCATTTCGTTTTCGGTGTTGACGATCTGTACACGACCGATGGCACCTCAAAACAGTCGATCGCGGCCGGTAAAGTCAAAAAGATGGTCTACAGCAGCATCGTCCAGAGCGAGCGCAGCCTGTTCTTCACCGTTTACAACCCGGCCTTGGATGAGATCATGTTCTGCTACGTCTCGTCGGATGCCAAGTGCCGTTTTCCTTTTGGCGCACCGTTCAACAACCGTGGCTGCAATCGTGCCGCCGCCTATTCGATCCGAAACAGCAACTGGACCTTCTACGACCTTCCCTACGTGACGGCTGGAGCTTTTGGACCTGCGGGACCGACTGGCCAGACCTGGGCCGCACCAACGTCCTGGGACGTTGCGGGTGGATCATGGGCAGCTACAGGCGACGATTCCAAGAACGTGCTCCTGTTCGCTGGCTATCCCTTTGCCCATTCGGCCGGTGCTCAGCCCTCAGCCGTTCGCTCATTTGAACTCTTCGGGACGGGCGCAACGGTCTCTAACCTGGATGAAGTGGCCACCTCGCCCGTCTACTTGGAAAAGTCGCACATCGATCTCGATGAGGTTGGTGCCGAACTGTCTGGCACGAAGCTGCTGTCCCACATCTGGCCTGAAATCCAGTTGAGCACCGACTCCCTGCCGATCATCTTTGATGTCGGATCGTCGTTTAACCCGTCCGGCCCATTCGAGTTTATGGGCGAGCAGAGCTTCAGCCTCGATGAGCCACGCCTCGATTACGACTGTGCGGGCCGCTACCTCAGCCTGAAGATTCGAACCACGGATGGTGACCCCAGGGGTTTCACCTTGAGCGGCTTCGACCTTCACCTCCAGATTATCGCCAGCTACTGACCCCATGAAAGAGATCACGCCCTATACCCGCTCCCCTCTGCCGACGCTGCCGAACTCGGACCGCATCTGGCTGGAGCGTGAACTCCAGAAGCTCGAAGCTGTGAACCGCGCGTTGATCGAGGCCGTTAAAACTCTCGACGCTCGGCTCACCGCGTTGGGAGGCTGATGCTTCTCAACTTAGAGGAAGCCGTCTGGTATGACTGCCCCGAGTGTGGACCCGGCTGCCGCGAGACGGACCGCGTCCTGATCCACGACGGCACCGAATGGATTGCGTCGGCACATTGGGTTGACCTCGGTGACGGTGTCCCGCGCGTCTTCTTCCACCTTGAGGTGTTCTACCTCTCAGCGTCCATCCTGAGAGAAATGCAAGCCCGCTGGAAACAGTGGCGCGCCCAGGAGCCGGGTCTGATCTTCACGATGGCAGACCGCGACACGCCCGTACTCGATCGACTGCGGAAGAAGTTCGGCTTCGAGGTCCTCCGGCACAAGAACGGCGCGCCTTGGCGAGTACATGGCTCGGACAAAAGATCAAGAAAATTGTTCGTCCATTACGTCTAAATAAACAATAAAAGAATACTTGAGGAGTTAAACATGGGAGGCGGCGGAAAGACGCAGACCACGGTTGAAAATAAGGAGCCCTGGGTCGGCCAGATGCCTTATTTGAAGGACGCGTTTGATGAAGCGCAGGTCCTTTACGACCAGAAGAAGGAACAGAACGACCCCGGTTATACTGGAGAGTTCTATGCACCTGTTCGTCCTGAGCAGACCGCCGCGTTCGAGAATGCACTGAACTTCGCCAACGGAACCGGAAAGCAGGCCGTCAACACGGCCATGAACACCGGCACCCAGGCAACTGGCCTCGGCTTTGCTGGATCGGCTGGAGCCCTTGGTGGGCTCTTCGACATGGCAGGCAAGGACACGACGCAGTCCAACATCAATGCGGCCAACCAGTACGCGAACAACCCCTACCTGAACGAGATGGTGGACGCGGGCATGATGGATGCGCGTCGCCAGTTCAGCGAACAGTTGATGCCTGGAATGGAGCGCAAAGCCGCCGCCACGGGCAACGTCAATTCGAGCCGACAGGGTATTGCTCAGGGCATCGCGGAACGCGGCCTTGGCGAGCAGGCCGCTGGCCTTCGTGCGACGCTTCAGGGCGACGCTTGGAAGACCGGCTTGGGTGCGGCTCAGGCCGATGAGGCGCGTCGCCAGCAGGCGATGGGTGCCGCAGGTAGCCTGAGCAGCAACATGCTCTCCCAGGGCCTCCAGGGGCTCACCTCGGGCACTGACATGGCTCAAAAGAACAATGATCTGGCCACCGTCTCCTCCAGCATGCTCCAGCAGCTTGACCAGCAGAAGATCGACAACGATCTGGCCAAGTGGAACTACGAGCAAGACAAGGATTGGGACCATCTTGCCCGCTATTGGGGCATCGTGGGCGACAAGTCGTGGGGCTATCAGGGTACTTCGACGACGAAGACCAAAGAAAACCCGTCGATGATGTCTACCATGGGTTCGGCGGCTGCCATTCTTGGCTCGCTGTTCCGCTGCGATATCCGCGTCAAAAACACGATCGTTCCGACCGGCGAGACCCTCTACGGCTTCCCTGTCTACACGTTCCGCTACAACGGCACGAAAGAGACCGTCCGTGGCCTCATGGCTCAGGATGTTGAAGCCGTTCACCCGGACTGCATCCACGAAATCGAAGGCATCAAGCACATCGACCTCCTGAAGGTGGTTCTGAAGGAGGCTGCGTAATGTACTCAGAAAATCCGGTCGCGGGCGGTCTCCAGCCTTGGGAACAGGCGCTTCTGAACACGATCGCGGGTGACGAATCCGCTGGAAAGTACAACATCCGCTACACCCCAAAGGGTGGCGCGACGTTCGACCTCAATGGTCAGCATCCCGCCATTTTCGAACCGACCAGCGATGGCCGGAAGTCGAGCGCGGCGGGCCGCTACCAGTTCACGAAAACGACCTGGGACGGACTGCCTGAAGAGGCCAAGGGTGACGGCTCGTTCAGTCCTGAAAACCAGGATCGGGCTGCTCTCTGGCTGGCGCGTAATGACTTCAACCGCCGCACGGGTCAGAACCTCGACGACATCCTACAGAACCAGGGAATGACGCCTGAGGTCGTGAAGGCGCTCGCACCGACTTGGGAAGCGTTCGCGAAGAACGATCCCAGCAAGTACGTCAACATGTTCTCGAAGAACCTCTCCAATCCCGGTGTTGGTGGTGGTGGTAGTGACCCGGCTGTTGCTGGTGACGCTGCGAACAAGCCTGCTCCCCGCGCACTGACCGCTCAGTTCCAGGGCAAACCGAACACGCCGGAAGGCTTCTCAGTACCGGGGCAGCCCCCTGTTGAGCCGTCCATCTGGGACAAGCTCCAGAGCGGGGGTCCGGGTGCCCTGTTCGGTAAGCCTCAGACTGGCTGGAACATCGGTGACACCCTGACCAACGTCGGTATCGCCATGATGGCGCGTGATAAGCCCGAAGCGGCTGCCGCGCTGTCTCGCACCATGCTGGCTCAGAACAGCGCCAACACGAAGGCTCAGGGCAAGGTCGAAAAGCCCGAATATGACACCAAGACGGGTCAGATGATCGTCGGTGGTCGTGCTATGCCGATCCCAGGCTGGCAGAAGCCTGCCCCGGAAATCAAGGACAGCACGTACAAGAGCTACGACAAGTATCGCGGTCAGGCAGACAGCCTGTACGGCACCGTGACCCAGGGCAACCAAGTCCTTGGCGCACTGGCTGACAACACCCTCGACGTGAGCATCTGGAACAAGCCCGGTGCAACCGTTCGCGGCTGGCTCGGTATGTCGAACCCGAACGACGTAAACCTGACTGCACTTCAGCAGTACATCAAGGGCGCTCAGCAGGCGTTCATCAACAACGAAGCCGGTGTCGCGACCAACGACGACGCCAAGCGCGCTCTCGACTCGATCGCCTCTGGTGAAGCCCTGACCGACAAGCGTCGCCTTGCCGCCGCGCTCCAGAAGGTCAACGGCGCGTTCGAGACCTCGTTCAAGCGCAACGCCGATCTGACCGCGTCGTTGCAGAAGAAATACGGTGCCGACCTCGATCCTGAGGGCGCGTTTGGAACGGAACTTGAGAACCGCCGCGAGGCCCTGCGCATGAGCAATGAGCGCCTGAGCCCGCGCCTGAAGACCATACTTGAGTCCCAGGCTCCAGGTGGATCGGCAACCCCGACGCAGGGTTCGCAGACGGCTCCGACCGTTCGCCCCGGTCGCGGATCAATCCAGCGTGATGAAGACGGCACGATCCGCCACCCATCCGGTGTTGTGATCCGGCCGCGATAAGGACCCATGGCAAACTTTGAGATCGAATTTAACGGCAAGACCTACGACGTAGAGGCTCCCGACGCTGACGCCGCCTACAAGGCGTTCGCGGAAGCCATGCAGATCGACGACGCTGTTCCCAAGGGTGAAGGCGACGGCATTCTCAGGACCATGGGCAAGGCTCTCCAGCACGGCGTCGCTGCCCAGGTCGATGGCTACGGAAACACGGCTCGTGCGGCCGGTGCCACCGATGTCGGCAAGGGCGTCAACAGCATCGGCGCGGGTCTCGCTCCGAAAAACTATGAGACGGCCAGCGATAAGGTCGGACTTAATCCGAAGACTTGGGGCAACGTTCCCCAGGCGATCGTCGAAAGCGCTCCTGGGTTGGCGACCGACATTGCTGCCGGTGGTGCCGGTGGTCTGGCGGGCTCGATCTTCGGGCCCATCGGCACCGCAGTCGGCGGTTTGGGTGGGTTCGGTGCGTCGTTCGCGGCGCGCCAGTTCGGCAACAACGTCAAGGACCGGGTCAAGACCAACGACCCGACGAAGGACATTGAGGACGCCACCTCGAACGACATGAAGATCGCGGGTCTTTCCACGGCTGGTGAAGCCGCGTTGAACCGCGTCGGTTTGGGTAAGGCGCTCAGTTCGGTGCCGAAGGGTGCCGGTCTGTCTGCCGTTGCCCAAATTCCTGGACAGATCGCCAAATCGGCTGGTGCCGAAGCGGTCGGTGGTGCGGCTGGCAACGTCGTAAATCAGATCGGTCGTACGGCTGGAACTGAGCAGGGCCTGAGCATCGACCCCAATGAGGTAGGCAGTGCTGGCGTCCTGGGTGGTGCCGCTGGTGCCGCTGTTCGTGGTGCACGTGCCCCGAAGGACCTCTCGCAGGCCAGCCGCCTGAGCGGCTTCCAGGCCGATCCAGACAGCACTGCACGTGTCGTCGGCAAGCTCGGTGAGAGCGAAGGTGGCGTTTCCAGTCCCAAGGATGCGTTCCGGGCCGTCGATAACATCCAGCGCGATCTGATTGAGCAGCGCAAGACCGCGCAATCCAGCGCCAAGGAATTCCTCAACTCCCAGGATTCACATCGCGAACTGGTCCAGAAGAACATCAAGCGCCTCGAAGAGGGGCAGCTTCTGACTAGCCGTGAGATGAACAAGCTGGAGGCGGCTCTTGGGCAGCATGCTGACACCGCACCTTTGCTCGACAACATCCGCGATCAGAACACGGTCAATCGCCTGAAGCGTCTCGGCAACTTTGACGAAAAGTCCGAGACCTTCGGTGGTGGTCTTCAGAACACGGCCATCGGCCGCATGACCAATCCGCTGAAGCTGAAAAGTCTCGGCGCGGGTGGTATCGCTGAAGCGGCCATGGCTCTTGCACCGAAGGTCGTCGGTGGTGCTGTGGGTCTCCCGACCGGTGCCATCGCTGGTGCCGGTGTTGCGGCCAATCTCGGTATGCGCGGCATCGACGCGATGCGCGGCACCAAGAACCCGACCGCTGAACTGGTCAACCGGTTCAGCGACATGGGGCAGCCCGAAGCTCCGGCTCAGAACCTGCCTTCCTATGAGAGCCCGGCTCGCATGGCTCGGGAAGCTGCGGCCCGTGAGCAGATGCTGGCCAAGCTGAGCCGCGAAGAGGTCAAGGCCGACGAAGGCCGTGAACGCGACAATATTCGTGCTCTCGCTGCCGAAGCCCGTAGCCGCGAAGCCGCCTTCAAGAAAATGGAAGCCGCCCGTCGCGCCGACGAATCTGCCACTGCCAAGCGCAGCGTTCAGGAAGATCGTGCGTGGAATTCCCGCGAGGTCGATCCGCGCAAGAAGGCTGCTGAAGAGGCGGCCATGTGGAAGGGCAACGAAGCTACCAAGCCCCCAGCACGCCCCAACAGGGACTGGTCCGAGCAAGAGGCCACACAAGCCATCCAGAGCACCCTTCGGGCGCGTGAGATGGCCTTGCGCCTGTCCCAGAAGGGTCAGGCTGGTGAACAGGCGGACACGCCGCCAAGGAGCCCCTCACCCGGCACGATGGGCGCTCGCAAGGCTGTCGATCCGACGCCCGAGACGCACTTCCAGTACGAAGGTCTCTGGCACCCGCGTCCCGACAAGACCATCAACACCCGTGGGTGGGAAGCCGCCACTGCGAAGAACCAGCAGACGATCATCCGCACGCTCGACAGCGCCATTGGTGAAGGTGTCGAGGTGAAGACGGGTGAGGCGATCATGAAGCACACCCCTGACCTGCGCACCGCTCGGTCCCAAGAAGAGGCTCGGATCGTGATCTCCCGCATCCTGAAGGACAGCGACCCGGACGATCGTCCGCAGGTCCGCAAAGCCCTTCTCGATCCGAATTTCCTGAGCACGTGGAAGAAGCCGAAGCGTGGACCATAAATTCGAGATTGGAGACCGGTTCGTCGAAAAAGCGAGTTGGGAAGGCGAGATGAAGCCTCCCAAAAAGAAGAAGCAGTGGGGCTTGCACGGGTTTCGCAACGGCAAAGAGAAGCGCGACCGGACGAAGAAGAACCCCAATCGCAGGATTGGTGCCCATGAGCGACAACGCCTGATGGCCCAACAGACCGCCGACCTCAAGGCCGGGCGTCGCGGTCCGCGCTTCGGCGTTGCCGATGGTTATACCAAAGCCGAGGCCATGGCTCTCAGACAAGTGGCCCAAGAACAAGCAAAAAAAGACCTGGAGTACATCATGTCGAAATACCCGAAAGACAGCCAGATTGTCGAGGAAGCGACGCTCGCCGCCCTCGAAGTCTTGCGCAATCCAACTCAGCAGGCTCTCCGGCTTCAGGCCGCGAAACTGCTCTTCGATTTCTACAAAGCCAAGCCCGTCGCGAAAAGCGAGGTTACGGTCAAGCAGGCGGAAGACTGGCTCAACGAACTGGCAGAGGAAGTGGCTCAGGACCAGCCGCACAAGCACTAATACGTGACAGTATCGAATGCAGCCAAGCAGGTTCGCCTGCGGCTGAAGGAAGACTTCGAATTCTACGCTGAGAAATGCCTGAAGATCAGGACGAAGGCGGGCGAATCCAGCCCTCTTCGTCTGAACAAGGTCCAGCGCGAACTTCTGAACCTCATGGAAAAGCAGCATGCCGCCACGGGCAAAATCCGTGTCGTCGTGCTGAAGGGTCGCCAGCAGGGTCTTTCGACCTTTGCCGCCGCATACCTGTATTTCCGGCTTAGCCAGAGCTTCAACAAGAAGGGCCTGATCGTCGCGCACAAGCACGAATCGACGAAGGCCATCTTCGACATGATCAACCGGATGCACTCGGAGTGCCCATCCGCGATCCGTCCGTCCGAGCGTGTCTCCAGGCGTACTGAGAAGGTGTTCGACAAGCTCGGCACCGGTCTAATCGTCGCCACGGCTGGTGGTGATGGTGTGGCCCGTGGCGAGACGATTACTCACGCCATGCTGTCAGAGGTCGGTCACTGGCCAGCCGGAACCGCTGCCGAAGTGCTCAACGCTCTGGTGCAGTCGATCCCGAACACGCCTGACACGGCCATCATCGTCGAGAGCACGGCGATGGGCTTCAACCTGTTCAAGGACCTCTACGACGGTGCCAACCGTGGCGACACCGGCTTTTTGCCGTTCTTCGCACCGTGGTTCTGGTCAGACGAGTATCGCGAGCCCCCGCACGACTACTTCGAGCGGACCATGGAAGAAGACGATCTGTGTGCCGAACACGGGCTCGATGATGCCCAGCTTCAGTGGCGACGGAACAAGATTTCGCTCGTGGGTCGGCAGAAATTTGAGCAGGAATACCCAGCGACGGCCGAAGAAGCCTTCAAGGCGTCCGGTTCGCCGGTTTTCAATCCGGCTGATGTCGAGCACCAGCAAGATCGGGCCAAGCCGCTTCTGAAAAAGATGCGGATGAACCCGACGAACTCGATGATGGAAGACTTTCCCGTGGGAGAGCTATCCGTCTACGTCGAGCACGACCCCGGCGATCTGTACACAATCGGTGCGGACGTGGCTTTGGGAGTACCGGACGGCGACTTCTCAGTCGCCCAGGTCCTCAATTCGAAGATGGAAGTTGTCGCCACATGGCGCGGCAAAATCCATCCCAAAGCCTACGCCGGGCTCCTCGACGCCCTTGGACGGTACTATGTTGGCGCGCTTGGTCAACCCGCTCGACTGGCTGTCGAGAACAACTCCTTCGGCCACGTCACTACGACTGCATTGCACGATCTTGCCTATCCGAACCTGTTCACGGAACTGAGGACCGGCACGTTCGAGGGTGACATCCCGACCGAGACACTTGGTTTCCGTTCGACCTCCAAGACCAAGCCGCTGATCATCGGCCGTTTGATCGGCGCTTTGTCCGATCGCAGCATCGTCGTGAACGATGAGCAGACGATCGACGAACTGTTCACCTACGTGATCACCGAGGCTCAGAAGATGACCGCTCAGCCCGGTCGCTACGATGACTGCGTCATGGCTCTCGCAATTGCCGCGTATGCCTGGGAAGGACTTCCCGAACTAATTGATCCCGAGTGGATCAGCAACTCGTTCTACGAAGCCATCTGACTATAAATACTTGCATGAATTTTGACCCCTCCAAAGGACGCTGTGGCTAAAGATAAGATTGATTTTGCGGCTCTTGACCGCCTCGTTGATAGGAAGATCAAAGAAAGCGTTGGCCTCAACAATTCCCGCCTGAAGAAGGAACGGGAGACTGTACTCCGATACTACAACGGCGAGTACCCGAAGAAGCAGCACGCTGCCTCCGCGTCCTACACCACCAGTGACGTTTACAACGGCATCGAGATGGCCAAGGCGTCGATCGCCGATGTCATGATGACCAACAGCCAGATCATCCGCTTCACCCCGGAAGGCCCTGAAGACGTTCGCGCTGCCCAGATCGAGAGCGCGTACACGCAGTACGTCTTCTTCCGTCAGAACAAGGGTGAGGAGAACATCCTCGATTGGCTAGACGACGGCTTCAAGGCCCGTCTTGCCGTGGCCAAGCTCTACTGGCGCGAAGATGAAGAGATCGAAGATCGCAAGTTCGACGCCTCGAAGGGCATCGACGACAACGCGATGGACGCGCTGATCGACAGCGAGGAAGTTGCCGAGATCGAGGCTGAAAAGGACCCGGTCACCGGCATCTACGAGGGCACGATCTCTCGCGTGAAGGCCAACCGTTCGCAGGTCGTCATCGAGAGCGTCCCGCCTGAAGAGTTCTTCGTCGATCCCTACGCGAAGTGCATCCACGACAGCTTCCATGGGCAGCGCAAGCGCATGTCGAAGGCCGAGATGCAGCAGGTCGGTTGGGACATCAGGAAGCTCAAGGACCTCAAGGCGGACGGCGAAGATGAGGCCGAAACCGAGACCGAGGCTCAGGCCCGTATCTCCCAAATCGAAAGCGGGTATCGCTCAAGCGACGACAACGCAGACGGTCTCCAGGAACGGTTCTGGGTCCACGAATGCTATATTCCGGTCGATACCGCGACCAAGACCTGCCTGTACAAGGTGATCCGCGTTCAGTCGGTGACCCTCCAGCGCCAGGAAGTGAAGCGCTCAGTCTTCAAGACGTTCAGCCCTCTGCGTGTCGCCCATTCGGTCTATGGCAACAGCTTCGCGATGAAGCTTGTCCCGACCCAGCAGGCCCGCACGGTGCTCACCCGTGGCGTCCTTGACCATACCGCGACCACGACCAACCCGAAGCTGATGGTCCGCACGGGCGGTCTGCCCAATCCGCGTGAACTGCTCGACAACAAGGGTCTCGGTGGCGTCATCCAGACCAACATGGACGGTGCGGTTCAGCCGCTCCAATACGGCGCGTTGAACCCGTTCGTCTTCACGACCCTGACCGCTCTTCAGTCCGAAGGTGAGCAGACGAGCGGCATCAGTTCGCTCATGCAGGGCCTGGATAAGGCGGCGATCAGCACCCAGAACAGTTCGTCGCTCATCAATACGATGATCGACGTGGGCTCGACCCGTAACCGGCTAGTGGCCCGAAATTTCGCTCGATTCCTGAAGGAAATCTTCCTCGAAATCTCGGATTTGCTCCGGGAAAACGACAGGGACCTAAAGCGCAACGTCATTGAGGTTGCCGGTGAGTGGGTCGATGTCGATCCCAAGACCTGGAAGGAGCGCAAGGATGCCGAGGTGACCGTTCACCTCAATCCAGGCGATGCCCAGGCCGAGAACATGCAGATCGGCGCGACCCTCCAGATGGCCATGCAGAGCCCTGAACTGGCGCGCATGGTCGGAGAGAAGGGTCTCTACGCCTTCGCCTCCCGGTGGCTTCAGAACATTGGTTACAAGGACATCGGCACCTACCTGAGCCCGCCTGATCAGTTGAAGCCGCAGGGTCCTGACCCGGTCGCAATGAAGGGCCTGGAGCTTCAGGAGCGCCAGATCGCGACACAGGAAATGGCCGTCCGGACCGAGATGATGAAGGTCCAGGGCGAACTCAAGCTCAAGATCATGAAGGCCGAACAGGATGCTGTTCAGGCCGAATTCGAGCGTGAAATGCGCCGCCGCGACACCGACCGGAAGGACCTGGACGTGGCCAGTCGCATCGACACCAACGACCGCGAAACCACCCTGCTTGAACAGGGCGCAGCCGCTTCGCCGCCTGAGACGCGCGGCATCATCTCACCCACGTAAAGATTGGAGACCCGATAGAATATGCCCCGCGCGACCTGGGATAAGAAGCCTCGCTTCAACAAGAAGCCGATCGACATTGCCGATCCGAAGAAGGCTACCGCGACCATCAAGGCTGCTGAAAAAGCAGCCGCCACACCGTCCAAGCCCAAGCCTGCGCCGATCATGTCGTCGTCTGGCACCAAGGCTGTAGCAAAGCTCGAAAAGAAGGGCGGCCCCAAGCCGAGCCTCATGCCGTCGAGCGCGCCGCCTGCCCTGCTTGCCCCGTTCAAAAAGAGGGGCAAGTGAGATGAACCCGTTCTCCGCTCTCTTCAACAAAGGTCGCGACCGGCAGGAAGTCTACAACCAGACCCGCACTCCGGGTCAGGCGGGCTATCTCAATCCCGGCAATCTTGGGATCGCAATCCCGGAGATCGCTCAGCCCATGCTCCAGACCCCGGCCGAACTGGCTGGTCCGCGCATGCACGCTGTTGATCCCGATCGATTCCGTCGCGATGGCGAATTCGCTCCCAACAACGGCAATCCGCTGACCGTCGATGTTCGCAAGCGTCCCGACATGCCGTCGTCGCCCGCACCTGGACTGGCTCCTTCGAACCCGACCGCTTCCACGCCCGCCGCACAACCGAAGGGCGACTTCGAATATTTCAAGGGTGAAGACGACATGGGTCGTGGCGTGTGGCAGACCCGCCCCAGCGGCTTCGTCGGGGTCATGGGTGGCCAGCATGGACAAGGCCAGTACGCCAACGAAAACCCGATCCAGGGCTTCCGCAACAAGGCGTCCCAGGCGCTTGCGGGCCAGTTTCGAGGGGGTCAGCCCGGCGACGCCAATGGGGGTTTCGGGACGCCTCAGACGCTTCAGCAGGCGACTTTGCCCGATGGCACCCAGACGCCCCTGCCCCCATCTCGACCGACTGGTCTGGAGGTCACCCAGACGCCTGACGCGAACGCAGGTTGGGCTTCCAGCATCGATCCAAGCTCGACCGTGGGCGGCATGATCAAGGCATTTGGCGGCAATCCCGGCACGGCAGTGAACCAGACCCCTGCACCGGGGCAGAGCGATCAGGGCGGGCTTGCAAGCATGCTCATGAGCCTCTTCGGTGGGTTTCGATAAATAAAAATATGAGTTCTACCGAAATCATTGAACTCGGACTGAAAGCCGAACGGCTCCTCCAGTCCGAGGACTTCCTCGATATCTACGATAATCTCTCCAACACGCTTGGGAAACAGATACTCGCTACTTCGCTAACCGAGAGTGCTGAGCGTGACGTTCTTTACAGCACCTTCAACGGGATGCGTTACTACCTCGTCGCCCTTCAGGGTCTGGTCAACAGTAAAAACCAGTTGATCTTGAACCACAATGAAGAAGACGAACTCCCACAGGACGATGCTGACGATCATTCCGGCATCTGATTTTTGCTCCAGATATAAATAGGTTTATGGAAAACGACACTATCCGTCAGGACGTGACATCCGAAGACTTTCGCACTGGTGAACCCGGTGCAGATGAATTCCTCAAGCGTTGGATTGAACCGGACGGCGCAAGCCCATCTGGTGACGACGAGGAGACCCCGCCCGATTCGGACGAAGATGAGCAGGAGGATGGCGACAGCCTACCCGATGGCGATTCAGAGGATGATGATGGCAACGAGCCCCATGAAGATGACCAGGACGAAGGCGATACCGGAGTTGCTACCGATATCTCTGACGACACTGTCATCAAGCGCAAGATCGATGGTGAAGAAGTAGAACTTCGGATCGGCGATCTCGTTAAAGCGCGTGGTCTCGAACAGGCGGCACTGAGGAAAACTCAGGAACTCGCCGAAAAGCGCAAGGTGCTGGACACCCACGCAGAGCAACTCGTTGCCCGTGCGTCCAAGGCCCTCACCAATGCGCGTGAACGCTTCGAGCCATACAGGAACATCGATTGGGTATCTGCTCTGCACGAGTATACACCAGACGAGTTCAAGGCACTGCGTGCCGATGCTGAGCGAGCTTACCAGGATGTACAGGTCTACGAAAGCGACCTGAAAGGCACCCTCGACGAAGCTAAGTCCCGGCGCGACGCACAGTTTGAAGAGTACATCGAGACCACCGCAAAGAGCACGCACGATTTCTTCGCAAGACCGGATAGCCCGATCCCGAATTATTCAGAAGCGCTCGTGGACGAGATGTTTGACTACGCAGTCAAGGAATACGGAATTCCAATGCAAGAGGCGCACAGCGCCGTCGAGCCCTGGAAGATTCAGTTGTTCCACGACGCGATGATGTTCCGAAAGGGTCGGACCGCTGTTCAGAAGACAGCCGTCGTGACCAAGACGAACAACAAGGTGGTCAAATCTCGGGTGAACTCTGACGCCTCCCGCTCAGGAGAGAAGACCGACCGAAAAGCCCTTGAGAAATTCAAGAAATCCGGCGGTTCCGACTCGACTGACGCTTGGCTCGATCTTTGGCGAGACGATTGATCGTCCGCCTATTTGATCCAACGAACTTTAAGGACCACATAAGATGGCCGTTTATACTACCTATGATTCGGTGGGCGCGAAGGAAGATGTCTCCGCGATCATCACCAACCTGTCCCCGGACAAAACCCCGTTCCAGTCGGCGATTGGAACCGAAAAGATTCACGCCAAGAACCCGCAGTGGCAGGAAGACTCCCTCCGCGCGGTTGCCGTGAACGCGAAGATCGATGGTGCTGATGCCGTCGATGTCACGATCACTCCCACCGTCATGCGTACCAACTACACGCAGATCATCGCGGAAGCCGTGAAGATCGCCGACGGCCTTGAGGCAATCGATCGCCACGGTCGTGCCAAGGAAGCCGCCTACCAGATGGACAAGACCTCCAAGCAGCTTAAGCGCGATCTGGAGCATGCCCTGGTCGGTACGAAGCAGACCGCTGTTGTCGGCAGCAACGGCGTCGCTCGCCAGATGGCCGGTTTCCAGGCGCAGGTTGCCACCGGCAACATCGTCTCGACCGGCGGCGTCTCGACCCCCCTGTCGGTCGCCAACGTCAAGGCGGCTCAGGCCCTCTGCTACGCGGCTGGCTCCGATCCGTCCGTTCTCATGGTCACCACGACCGATGCTGACACTGTTGCTGGTTTCAACATTGCCTCGGGTCGTACCCGCGACGTGATGAACGGCAGCAAGGACAAGGTCTTCATGGACCGCGTTGACCTGATCGTCGGCCCGCTCGGCGAACTGGCTGTCATCCCGAACCGCTTCCTGGCCGCGACCGACTCGCTCGTGTTCGACCCGGACATGGCCAAGCTGCTCACCCTCCGTAACTGGCAGCGCGAGACCTTGGCTAAGACTGGTGACGCGACGACCTTCTACGTGAAGGGCGAGTTCTCGCTCAAGCACAAGAACCAGTCGGCTTCGTCCATCATCCGCCGTCAGGTGTAAGACCTACGGGGAGAGCCTTTGGGCTCTCCCTTTTTCATCCCTCCGACTCCTCAAGCATGAAGATCAACGACGAACTCATCAACTTCCACGACGGCGACGAAAAAGGCTCCCTGATCATCGAGCGTACTCAGGTCATCTCTGATGACTATCTCGACATGCTCAAGGAACTCCGTGACGGCCAATATGGCAGGCGCTACGGCGAAGACTACACCGTTCAGGTATCGGTCCCGCGTGTGATCCACAACGAGTGGCTGCGGCAGGGCTTCGAAATGACGAGGGAAGGTGCCGAGCGCACCAAAGCCCGTCTTCGAGCCGAAGGCATGGATGAGTTCATCATCGATCATCGCAACATTGGATTGAAACTGTGAAATTCTATAAGATCAAGAAGTCCCTCACTGACGGCTCGTTCGAGGATGTCTACCACTTCGGTGTTGAAGACACTGGCGAGGACATCGATCAGATGAACCGCATCAACGAGCACTACGCGACCTACGCCTACGCCAACCCCGGTCAATACGTGGTGGAGCAGGTCCCCTACCTACCTGAAGATGGCGATTTCGAAACGGCTCCTATCACGAAGAAGAAGGCCAAGGCAAAGAAGCCCGAATAAACCTGACAATTAAAACTGATTTCTCCCTCTTGAAGGCCCGGACTCCGGGCCTTCTTCTTTTATGTCTCGCGATAAATAGACGTATGACGTATGCTGAAATCCTCGATACATTCGCGAAAACCCTGAAGCGGCGTGACTGCCCCGCTTCGTTGCTGAACACTTGGGTCAGCCAATCCATCCAGCGCGCTCAGCGCCTGCTCACGGTGCCCGCTGCGGACACCTCAGTCACCTACAGCGTCGGACCGGATTTTGACGGCCTCCCCATCCCCAACGACTACCTGAAGTTGATTTCGCTGACCGTGGATGGTCGCGAACTGAAGCGCAGTGATCTCACCACCGTGAATGCGCTCTCCCAGCACCTGGGGAGCCCGATCTACTTCGTCCGTCAAGGCGCGATGTTCCTGATCGGCCCCCGCCCTTCCGACGTGATGTCGATCTCGATCAACTACATGCAGAACTTCGCAGCCCTCGAAAATCCCGATGACAGCAATTGGCTCACCGACATTGCCAACGACGTGATCATCGCCGGAGCGATGGTCAGTGCGTGCCGGTACTTCGCGGACCAGCGCATGCCGATGTTCGAGGAAGAGTTCACCAAGGGCATCGCGGACCTGAACAACCAAGCTGACCGCGACGAGCTTTCGAACGCTCAGGTCCTCGGTAGCTACAGCTTCGCCTTCGACGAGCACGACTGATGGCCAATTCCAGCTTTTACGGGAACAACCCGTCCATCGGCGACCTTATTCTCGGTGAGGAAGCCCTCTCTGGGGCTATCGCGGCGAAGCTCGCTGCTGAAGCCGCCGCAAGTGAGGCTGAGGCATCTGCGGACATCGCGAGCGCGAGCCTTGATCTGATCTATCTGAGTGCGAACATTGCGATCGACGCGGCCACGTTGGCTTCGAGTGCGGCTGCGGCTTCGGCTCTCTCCGCTCTCGACAGGTTGAATGGCGCGATCGCCGCACAACACGCCGCTGAGAATTCTGCGAACGCGGCCACGGCTCAGGCCGTTCTGGCCTCGGAATGGGCGTCGAAGACGACCGGACCGGTCGCTGGGGCGGAATATTCGGCGAAGTCGTGGGCGATCGACGCTCAGGCGTTTCGCAACACCGCGCTCACCTATCGCAACGATGCTCAGGCGTATCGCGACACGGCGCTTACCCATCGCAACGATGCGAGCGGCTTCCGCAATGAGGCGCTCCAGTTCCGAAACGACGCCTCAAACTCGGCCGTCTTGGCCGCGACGTTCACTCCGGCAAACTTCGTTCTGAAGGCGGGCGACACCCTGACCGGCAAGCTGGTCACGGCTACACCGACAACCTCGATCGCATCGATCAATTTGCCTCACGGCGTGGCACCGACCACCCCTGCGAATGGTGACCTTTGGACGACATCGAGCGCGGGGCTCCAGACGCGCATCAACGGGACGACCGTCACCGCGCACACGAGCGCGAACATGGCCAACATTGCCCAGGCGGAAGCTCAGGCTGGTTCGGCGACGACCAACCGTGCCTGGACGGCGCTGAGAGTTCGCGAAAACGTCGCGGCCTACGCCGCTCCCATCGCCCACACCCACAATGGGACCGACATCACGTTCACGGCTCGGCCGACGTTTGCGGGCAATGTCCCGTGGGACGCAGGTAATTTCACCCCCGGCAACTATTTCACCAAGACTGAGGCCGACACCCGGTTTGTGGTCCCGGCTAACCGCATCCTCAACAGCACCTTCAAGTTCAATAACAGGTCGGCGGCGAATGCGGATAACGGCATGGCTGTGGACAGGTGGATCACCTACAATCAGGTCTCCAGCGCGATTATCCGAGGCGTCCATACGGCGGGCGTGAGTCCCTACGGCTCGGTGGCCCGCCTTCGCCAAACCGTCATCACGCCCCTCGCGTCGCTGCCTGCGGCGGCTTGGCATGGCTGTGTGCAGAGTATCGAAGGGACCTATCTCCAGGACGCTCAGCTTGGCACGGCTCAGTGCAAGCCGCTGCTCCTTCGCTTCGGCGTCAGGTGCTCCGTCGCTGGGACCTTCGGGGTCAACGTGGGCACGTCAGACGGAAGCCGCATGTGGGTGGGCACCTACACCATCGCGGCGGGCGAGGTTAACACTGACGTTATCAGGAACTTCGTCATCCCCCCGACGACCACTGGCACCTTCCCCAAGGACGCGAACGCGGGGTTGGTCCTCCGCTTCCCCTTGGCTATCGGCTCGACCTATCAGGGCGCGGCGGGTTGGAACAACTCTAACGTCGTCACGACCTCGGCGCAGACGAACCTAGCGGCAACCGCAGGCGCGACCTGGGACCTGTTCGATGTCGGCCTCTATGTGGACCAGCAGGGTACGGGCGTAATCCCGCCCTTCGAGGCCCACGAGTACCACGCCGAAGCCACCGCTCTCCTGCGGTACTTCCGATGGGCTCCTGTGGACGTTCGGGCATATTCGCCCGGCGCGAGTTACTACCTCGGCGGCACGGCGACACTCTCGCCACCTATGCGGGTCGCGCCCACTGCTGGTGCCTACGGTGTCATGCCGGGGGCCACCGGCTCTGGCGGGTCCGTCGTGACCACCCTCTCGGTCGGCTTCCTGTCTCCTCACCACATTTCCTACTACTGGCTGACGACCACTGCCGGAGACGCCTACGCGCTCGGCTTCGGTGTTCCGCTCAGCGCGGAGCTTTAATTTCCATGGACATCCAAACGGTAACCTATACCGGACTTAACGACGCGATTGAGATCACGCTGAGCGATGGCTCGGTCTGGTATGACTTCGCTGGCAACCCGCCTAACAATGACTTCAGGCGCGCACTGGCCGAGTGGATCGACGGCGGGGGCATCATTGGTCCCTTCGTCCCTCCGGCCCCTGTGATCCGTCCTGTGTCGCGCGCTCAGGCTCTCATGGCTCTCTACAACGCAGGGAAGCTTGAGGACCTTGAGGCCATCGTCGCGGCTCACCCTTATCAGCCCGTCCGCATCTGGTATTCGAGTGCGAACTCTTGGGAGCGAAATCACGCATATGTCGCCATGCTTGGCCCCGAAATGGGCCTGAGCGACGCGCAGATCGACAGCCTGTTCATCGCGGCTGCATCGCTCTAAGATAGCTGGAGTGAGCAGCCCCGCATACACGCTGTGCACCAGTGAACTCAGCACAGAATGATTGACTTAGCTCTTATCCTCCGGTGGAGGAATGAACTCCATACATTTAACAATCATTCGACCCGTTTCCGAGGATGAAAGCAGAGAGCCGAGAGCGCTTTCAAGCGACTTTCGATCGTGACATTCGATTTTCTCGCCATCGAAACCCAACTTACAGGGGTATCCTGTCCGGGATGGCTCCCAATCGGCTATCTTATACACGGGAGACGATTGATGTTGACGGTTTGTTACGTATACACCGAAACGCTCTTCGTTCTCACGCTGAACTCTGCCCATCGCTGCTATGGCAGATATAACGCTTGGAGGTTGTTTGCTGATATAAATGTCCACTTTTCCCAGCGTAGCTTCGGAAAGCTGCGCTCTAAGCTCCCCGAATATCGAGTTGATATCCGCCTTGTCGGCGTTTGCCCGTTCATGCGCCTTGAGCCCTCGTTGAATCTGGGCTTTGAAATCAACCACTGGCCTGCTCCTTCTCGATTTCCGCTATAACAGGTAGATGGTCGATTGCCGAGTGGGGGCTCTCTACGGCATCAACGAGCGCCTGGGGCCGCCAAGCGCCGGTCCGCGACTCGTCCAAATGCCACTCGCTATTGCCAATAAAATTCGGCGAAAATAATATCTGATCGAGCACAAACCATCGATGAAGTTTGTGGCTTCTGTAAAAATAAGTTCCGGTTTGCTCGGCATCCTTAGTATCTTTTCCGTACCCATCGGCTGAGGTCAT